TCGATCAGGAAGTCGATTGCTGGAGCAATCGCGTTGATAAGCGGTGCTACCATCGCTCCCAAACTGTTCTTCATGTAGAGCGTTGATGTTGCTATCCTGTCCATGCTCTGGGCAAACTCTCCGTTCGCTAGTTTCGACCATTGGTACAGGTTGTCTACGCCTTCTTTGAACCCTTCCGTAATCTCTTTGATTACCGTTCGGATGAAACGATAGAAGGCGATACGCTTGAAGGAACTGATGATGTTGTTCAGCCCCTTCGTAAACTTCTGGACTCTGCCAAGAGATCTATTCCCGACCTCAGACACAAATCTGCCGACCGCACACGCTGCCGACGACGCGCCTGATGCAATAGAACCGAATGCATCTCTTGCGCTGAACGCGGTATTCCCGAACAGTCTGTCGAGCGCGCGCATGAGTTGCGACTGTTTTGCGGCTTCAAATTCCGCTGTTGGACTCAATCCTGCGCCCGGTTCTATTGTGAACGCGGGGCGATCTGATGCGCTTTTTACTGCGAGCGCATATTTGTTTACGCTCTCTGCAGCGGTATCTGCCTGAGAAGCAACATCGCTTGTGCTAGTGGCAAACTGAGAGTTTGCTGTAATTGCTGAAGCGAGTTGTCCTTCGAGTTTCTGAATCTTTCCAGACCAATCCGCAATGCGCTTTGCCGTCTCTACGGAATCGTCTCCAAGAAGACGCTGATTAGAAAAATCAGCAAACTTCTTCTTGGCGTAATCTAAGTTGGTGGACAGCCGCTGAATCTCGCCAATCTGATTCGCGAGTTCTGACGCTTGTTCGGGAGTGATAACGGTCGCAACCTGATGCCCCTCGTGGCTGTATGCCTTTTCCAACTCTGCGTTGTATGCCGCCTGCGCCTTTTGCGCAGTTTCGATTGCTCTTGTAAGGCGGTTACCCGTTGCTCCCTCGTTGTAGAGTTTTGCGAGAGATTCGCGAGCATCCGTTGCTTTCCGTTCAAGCAGGTCGAGTTTTGATGTCTGGTCTGCAAGTTGCCCTGCCTGATCAGGTGTCATCCTGTTCATCAACGCCCCGCCCTTGAGCTTGCTTGCGGGGTCGATATCAAGCCCGGATGATACAGCCTTCCAAGTCTTTGACTCACTGAAACGGTCGCTGATCTTTTTGAAGGTGTCTCCGACCTTGCCTGCGTTTTCAATAGAATCTGTGAACCGCTCTACTAACTGCTTTGCTGATTCAGACGCTTTTCCGACACTTTCTACGGCATCTTTCTGTTCTCTGAGTTCATCGGTGAATCTCTCTAGCTTCTGACCGCCGGACACATCGGCTTTAATTTCATACCTGATCTCGTTCGACTCAGCCATTCAACTCACCTCGCCTTCTCTTTTTCGAACCTAGCGTTATTCCTTGCCGAGAATGTACGCATGTAATTAAACATCTTTTCATACTGTTCTCGTTCTTTTCTTTCTTCGCGTTCCCGTTCTTCCTTTGCTGTCAACGGATACGGATCCTCAACGTACGGTTCAATCTGTGCGCTTTTCATCTTGATCGACAGCGCAGGCATAATCGCATATATCGCATCGTATACGTACTTACCCTGCAACCAGAGCATTTGATTTTGCCACTGTCTCCGTCTTTCCAGCAGTTTCCTGTACGGGATTGTCATTTCAACGTCACCGTCCCAATACTGTTCGTAGGTCATCCCTGCGTCCAGATACATCGGGCAGTACATTTCCATGATCTCGGTATTAGAGTATTTTTTCTTTGGTTCAGAAGGTAAAGCAGAAGCCGAACTTAAAAGTTCGACTTCCACTCCACGTTTTTTTCGTTTTCTTCCGGTTCATCAAACAGGGTATCGAGAGCACCGTTGTACATTGTGGCGAGTGCTTCTGCCAGCTCCTCTTTGTCCTTCAACTGTTTGTAGATTCTGTCGATGGTGTCTTTCGGTGTCCGCTTGTGGTGGCACTTGAAAGCCCCTGCAAACAGCATCGGGTACATTGTCATAGGACGGTTCCGCATCGCAGACAGAGAGAAACCTTCGTTCTCCATGTCCTTTACAGTACGGCGGGTGAACTCCAGCGTGTAGTGTTCGCCCTCGTAGTCAAACTCAATAATCTTTGCCATTTTTGATTTTCTCCTTTGATTTTCTCTTTAATGGTTTCCTGTTGGATGAAGCCCGCAGGAATTAACCCGCGGCGTATTCGAAACTTACAGGTGTAGCCGGAGCAATCGAAATAGAAATCGAACGTGCTTCGTTTACGCCTGCACCCGTAACATACGGTTTGGACATTGTTCCCTTGAAAGAGAACTTGCCGAGATTTCCGGTCGGAGTCGGGTCTGCGCCCGCCACATCAGTTCCACCGAACCATACCGCATAGTAGGACGGAGCCGCTTCGTCTGCTGTGGACAGCGTGACGAGCTGCTGGAACTGAGCCGGATCGTAGTTCGCGTTGAACACGAAGTTCTCTGCTTCCTGAATGCCGAGAACGGATGTCCGCATGGCATCAGTCAGAGTTGTGGTGTCAATGGTTTCCGGCTCACCGCCGAGATCCGGGAAGTCCTTGATGTCGATTACCTTGGTGTAGCTCTCACCGTCAGTAGAATGCATCAGGAATGATTTGTAAGTGCTGGAAGCATTGTATGCCATATGCTATTCTCCTTATCTTCGATAGAATCCACCAGCGTCTACCATGCCTTCGAACCTTGCGGTCAGGCGGTAGATGCTGGCATCGTTTAAGTTAGGAACAGGCGTGAGAATCGTTCTTCTCATGTTCATCTCCTGCATGACAGTGTCGATGATGGACATGATCTTCTTACACTCCTGTTTCTTTCCACTCGTCTTGTTCGAGTACACCTGCACTTCGAACATTACGGCATCGAACTTCGCATACGTTGCCGAATCGAGAAGATCATTCGGCGTGTATGCATCGCTCTGGTACAGCGTTACGTGAGGAAATCCGCTCGGTGTCGGCTGATAAGAACTGTCCATGTTCACGTTTGGGAAGGCTTCCAAAACACGCTCGCGGACTCTCGTATATACTTCGTTTTCCTTATCGATCATTGCCGAATACCTCTCTTGCGATTTGCTCTGCTTTCTCGCGCAGTTCCTTCTTCGCTTTGTACGTTGCGGCTGCAGACGGGTTACCGTAGGTATGGTAGAACATCTCCATGCCGGGCTTTGTAGCATCCTCTGTGTCCGGCGGTGGGTTACTGCCTAAACCGTTTTCTTTCAGGTAGTACCAACCCTTCTGGCTTGCGCCATGTCTGTTGCCGTGCTGACCGCGTCCGTCAACATCGCCGGAGATAATGTCAGCGCGGGCTTCCAGATCGTCTGGATACTTCACGCCTGTACCGAACTCGATGTACAGTACAGCGTGCCCCGTTGCCGTCACCCGTACAACTCCCTTGCCCTCTTCGGTAAACGACACGCTAACCTTATCGTCACCGCCCGCATATTGTGCGGTGTCGTAATAGTATTGCGCGCGCTCTACGCCGAACTGAGCAAGTCGTCTGATGAATTCCTGCGCCTTCTCTTCCAAGTCTGTCGGAAGTGCATCCAGAATCTGGATGGCTTTGTCAAGACCGTTGGATTTGATAGTCAGCATTACGCATCACTCTTTTCAACTTCGACCTTGGCAACCGCAATCGAGATACCGTTAATACTTTTCGCTACACGCTTCACAATGTAGTCGTGTGCTTTCGTAGTATCGGTCTCGTCAATCCACAGGATAGAGTTCTCGTCAATCGGGCATTCCATGTCCGCAGTGACAATTGCTTTATCGTAGTTGTCGATGTTACCGAACTGTTCTGTATCAGCAGTTCCTCGTGCAGCGGAGATAACCGCTTTCGTATACAGGACGGGTTCACCGTATTCAGGGTTGTCATCGCCTGTATAGAATCCGTCCTCGTCTACTTCCGGTGTTTTGCTGGAATACAGTGCGTAATAGAACGGCGTGCGGTTAATGACCTGAGTTCTCATTCAGAACATCACCGCCTTCGGGACGATTTCTCTCCGCATATCGGCGGGGATATCGGCAGCACCGTAGTGTCTGTTGATACCGTTCTCGATATGCATTGATTCGCCGTCCGCACCTCTCTTGTTGAGAAGTACAACCGCCATCCGCATCTGCAGATTGAGGTACCGATCAGGGATGGTCATTGTTGTTTCGGTACTCCAATTTTCATCGAACGGATAGAGCTGATTGAGAATGATTTCCTCTGCGTTATCAAGGTAGTAACCTACCATAACGGTGTCAGATTCCTCTGCCATCTCGCTGACCTGTGTAATCATTTCTTCTCTTGTCATGGACATAAGTAGGTCTACTCCTTTCAGACAACCTATTTGGCTTTCGCTTTCTTAGGTTTTGCTGTTTTCTTTGCGGGCTTTTCGTCCGCTTTAACTTCTTTAAGTTCTTCCGCTTCCTGAATGAGCGGTGTGCCCTGTGCGTTTGCGCTCGTGGACAGTTCTACGATACGAGCATCGGAGACAACCTTGCCCTCGCGAGGGAAGGCGTCTCCAACGTTGTATTCGTAATCTTTGTCCTGCAGATCGGTGAAGAACTTAATCACCTGATACCGCTTCACGATTAAGCACCGGTGATTTCTGCCTTGGCGATACCGTCAAGATATTCACCGAAAAGCTTGAGACCGTGGATAGCGTACACAGACCCCATCGCCCTGTTGTATACACCCTCTGCATGGAAACCGATGAGGTTTGTAACACCGTCTGTGGTGTACTGCAGACCGAGACGAGCAAAGTCGGAATCGGACGGATCGATGTAGTACAGGTCGATGTTCTCTACCGGGGTAGCGATGACTGTCTTTACCGGAATCTCAGAAGTGAGGATAAGGCGTGCGCCCATGAAGTTCTCGACATACTGAATGCCGAAACGATCCTGAATGGTGATGTTCGCAGTAGCGAGATAGTCATACGCATCGAGGATGTTTGCGAAGACAACAACTTCGGTGATGTCTTTGCGCATGGTCTTCCACTTGTTGCGGACTGCACCGATGGACTTCGCAACAGCGGACTGAAAGTTGGTTGCGCCTGTAACAGTGAGACCGGCGTTCGTGTTGAGGAAGTCGTAGAAGTCATCGGTTACGGCTCCCTGCAGTTCAGCAAGGAATGCATCGTCTGTCTTCTGAACAGCGATGTCTGCGCCGTACTTGGAAACCGCTTCAAGGGTAACCGCCTTCGCATACTTCTTGATTTCAACGTCAGCCTTCAGTGCTTCGGTTACGTTCGCAAGAGAGAGCGGAATCTCATCGCCTTCAGCGACAGTGCCGCCTTCCAGCTCGATGGAAGATGTGTAAGCACGGAGAATTGTTCCCGGAGTCTTGCGAATCGGACGCATGATGCCGAGGATCTCCATGAGAGCCTGCCAATTGTTACCGAAACGGGTAACGAAATCAACTTCACGAGCGGTCACATTTGTGAATCCGTTTACGGAAGTAGTGGTGTTAGCAATAACTGCCATTTTCTTTCTCCTTAATAGCCGAATAAATCGTGATGTTCAGCGATTGCTGCCTGTCTCGCAACGGGATCCTTCATTGCCATGATGGATTCTTTGGTGACCGCAGTATTCGTAGAACCGCTGGCAGGGGGAACCGGAGTGCTCTGCATGACTCCTGCCCGAATCTCTTTTTCCTTTGCTTCCCACGCTGTCTTGTGGTTGGCAAATACCGTTTCAAGATCGCCATCGAATAACGCTTCCGCAGTCTTCTGGGCAAGTTCATCTGCGTATCCAAAGGACATGAACTTTGCTTTGTTCTCTGCGATAGCCGTCTGCCGTTTGAATGCGGCATTCTCTTCCTGTAACTGTTTGAGCAGTTCAGACTGTTCCGATGCTCTGCGTTCATCGTCAGACTGATGCTCCTGCAGTTTGTGCTTGTAATCTGCAAGGTCGGAAGATGCTTTGTTGAAGGCGTTCTTGATCTTGGTGAGATCCTGCTCTGCCTGTTTCTCCTTGGCTTTTACGGCTTTTTCAACAGCCTTGGAGAGTGCTTCCTCGTCCATTCCCTCTTTATAGGAATCTCCGAGTAAATCCTGTAAATAACCCATGTTATCTCCTGCGAAATTTTTGAATCGCTTTCTCTAGCGATGTGCGGTTAGAGTCTTCTCTGACTTTGTATTCAACGTGCATAACTTCCCGTTTCTACCTGAATGTGAAACTGAGCCAGCACCTGCAATTTGCGTTGTTTTCCACCAGCTCGAAGTCTCCCGGAAACCGGGCACTGTCCCCATCGAACGTGTAGAACCTTTCATTCATCGGAACCTCGACTCCTTCGATGTACCAATGAGTGTCCCTGACGCGGTCATCGAGCATGGTGCGCCAGACCTTGTAAGGTGTCCTGCCGTTTTCCTCTGCATAATTGGCAGCCGTGTTGTATGCGCCTGTCTCTTCGCATCGGTGATAATCGGTGTCGATTATCCGTTCGAGTGTGTCCTTCGTCAGGGTTCCGTCTCTAAGCCGTCTATCGACCCGCTGTTCGAACGTTTCCCCTGCAATCGGCTTGTAAACCGTCTCGTACAGTTCGCGCGCCCTGACGGGGATTTCGAGGGTTTCTCGAAGGTCTCCCTCTCTGCCTTCCTGCAAGGCTTTTCGGAGTTCTTCGGAAAGGTCTCTGCCCTGCAGTTCTTCCTGCAACGCTTCCCGCGTCCGCTCTCCGTCTCTCCCGGATCTGCCGTTTTCTTCCTCGAACCGCGCAATGTCTCCGAGCACCCGGTCGGTGCCGAAGATGTATGCAAGTATCAACAGTTCCTCGATCTCGTCGCATATCCGCTTCTTCCTCTGCTCTTTCGGCAGTGTTTCGGTCTCCGTGTACAGGGTCTCCGCAAGCCGATGCAGTTCGTCTAGTCTCGCAATTTGCATGTCTTGCCGCTCCTTTGTGCAAAAAGGGATTGCAATGCGCATCTCTGTACGCTTTTCTTGCAATCCCTTTGGATTTCCTTCGCCCCTTTACGAAGGTGTCTTATTCACTTTTCGCTTCTTCGTTGTTTGTAACTTTCTTACGCTTGATCGCGATTACTTCCGGCTTCCCGTGTTCGATCTTAACTTCCGCTTGACTGCCCCTGTTCAAGACCGCTTCGATTGCCTGTATCGTTTCCTGCGATAACTGTACCTTCGGCATTCTCCGTCTCCGTTTCTTCCTTTACGTTGTCCTCGTAATACAGCATAGATTCTTTCCAAGCCGCTTCCGGGTCGGAGAAGAGTCCGCTCGATACGAACGCAAGTCTCGGCGCAATCTTTTCGCTTGCAAGCATCGTTGTGAGTACCTGCGCCTTTGCAAGTGTATTTTCGTAGTTCCGTCTTGTGAACTTGATTTCGATATTCGACAGATGCACTTCGAACCCTTTGGTCTCTCTGGCAATCCGCAGAATAACGCGCAGCATATTCTTCTCGGCACGGGTGTAGAACTTTTCCGTCTCCCGCGCTTTGACTTCGGCAGCGAAGAATCCGTCCCGGTAAATGACCGCCTGCCCTGTATCGGAAGTAGAGGAACCGCCGTTGCGGTTCGGCATACCGCTGATGATCAGCAAACTCTCGTACAGGTCTTCTTTCAGGGTCTGTGCTCCGTTCTGGTTCAGCTCCGCTGTAATGTACCGTACTTCACCGGGCGTACTCGGATCGACATCCTTGTACTTGATGGCTCCCATCGCCTGCAGACGCTCGACATCTTTGGAATCGACATCGACATTTCTGAAAAGCAGGATGCTCTGAATGAACTGCTCGATGCCATCCAATCTGTTCGAAGCGAGGATATTTAGCGCATCCATAATCGGAATAACGGGTTCCAGCCGTCCCCGCCGTGCGAGGTTCGCCTGATACTCTACGATGGCAACTCCCGCAGGGTTGTACTGTCTTGTGGGAACCCCGTTCATCCATACATCCGTGTTAGGAATCTCGTAGTATCCGTCCTCGGTATAGACACAGTACAGTTTCGTGTACTGCACTCTTGTGGAATCTACATCGACAACCTTTACGCCCATGACCGGAACCTTCTGAATGCCGTTGTAGTACACAACAAACGCTTCGCGAGGATCCAGCGTGGCACGGAAGTACGGGGAATCGCCTGACACCTTCAGTTTTACGTCCGAAGACGGCAGCGCAATCTCGAATCCGATACCGCAGATGTTAAGCCAAGTGCCTAACTCGATATCGGCAGCTTCCTTGTCGTTCTCCATATTCCACGCGTTGAGCTTCTGGATGCCTTCCGAGCAGTCTGCTTCGCTCCGTCCGGCATATACAATCGGGTCTCCGAAGATATAGCCGTTGAAGAAGGACACGATTTCTTCCGCATGATTGACAACCGTCTTGTTGTTGATGTCCGGTCTGATCTGCTTTACGCGTTCGAGAATCGGCTGTACACCGAGATAGTAGTTGTACAGGTACTGAATATCGCTTTTGTTGCGCTCGAATACAGGGATGACCTTCTGGAGCACCGCAAGAACGTTCTCAGGTGTGATATACCGTTCGGTGGTATGAATCTCTTCCCGCCCTAAAAAGGTGCCCCTCTGAGCAAGCGTAGTCGGGTATACGGGTGTAATATGCGTGTTCTCGGCAGTCGCAACCGTTTCCTTCGTCCCTGTAGACGTACCGGAAGTATTTTCCTGTGTCTGGGTGTTAGGTTCGGACATAAATACCCCCTTCTTTTTGTTTGATACGCGCTGTCAAGTAAAAATACTTGACCTCTTCATGCGCATACTATTCCAAACATCCCCGTTTTTGCAAGGGAAAATGTGAAAAATCCACAATTTGTAACAAGTAAAAAAGGGCAAAAGCGTAACTTAGTTCCCAAAAGTGGAAGTAATTACGTAAGTTTTGCCCTAAAAAGTGAAGTTTTTGCGGTTTTTGTTCCATTTTCTGGAACAAATTGTATTTTTTGCCCCTAGAAAGGTCTCGTGATGATCTCGATAGTCGCAGATTTGATCTTGAACAGGTTCGCAACCGCCATCGACAGGGAATCAGGCGCGTCATCGTGCCTGTTTTTCCCCTCGACCGTAAACGAGAACACGTTTTGCATGAACAGATTGTACTCTTTCGACCTGTGACCGCTGTCCCGGAAGATGAAATACTGCCGGATGTCCGGTGCTTTGTCGAAAATCCTGATCGCCTTGGACGTATTCTGCGGTGCAGTGTGCGTTGTAATCGTGCAATGGTAACCGAGTTTATCCAATTCCGTCTGAAGACCCTCGACATACGCCCTTGTGGTCTTGGAGACTTCGACATCTATCGTTCCGACATTGTTTCCCTGCAGTTTCTTTGCCAATGCAGGCTGTGTAATGCTCTTGTCCCGGTTGTTGAACAGCACATCGATGACGTAATGATCGAGCTTGTTGTACGTAGCGATAATCGGAACCGCGACATAGTCGCCGCCACCGAACGCAGGGTCGCATACCGCCCATATCCGCAGCGGAGCTTCGTCCGGCAGCACTCCGTTGTAATAACGCATCGTATCGGGTGTAAATACGGCACCCTCTCTCTCGATCGGACTGTTCTGATACTGCGCATCCCAAGATGCAATATCGTTGTTTGCTTCGAAGCTTGCCCGTCTTTGCTGGTAGTACTCTGTAGAGAACCCGACTCCATACTTGTAATCGAAATTGCTCTCGTCCCGCTCGTTTAACGCAGGAAGCGTAATCTCTTCCCATCTCCTCGACCGGAACCTTTCATCGCTCTCTAGTGCCCTCTTTCGCCGTCCTATAGGGTCTTGCAGACTCCATCTCGTCCCTATCCACAGTATCCGCGCACTTTCCTTTGCTCTCGACAGCAGGTTGTTGTCCGTTGTCGTCCATGCCGTTTCCAATCTCGCGGGATTCCGCGCTTCCTCGATACCTGACAGCAGGTCGTCTCCGCACAGGATGTTGTAACAGTCGCAGGAACCGTTCAAGGATCCGTACAGACTCCTGCACGTTAAGGTCGGATACTTCTTCTCCCGGTCGATATTGATCGTCTCCTTGTCTCCGTCCTTCGAAACAAGCTTCGCGCTCGGAAACACAACGTTCCAATGGTACGTATCCGGGTCTGTTATGATTTCCAGCACGCCCTTGTAGAACGCCTTCGTCAGATCGTCCGTAACAGAGCAATACAGATTTGAATGCTCGCTGTCCTTCCCGAATATCCATGTATAAAACATCGTAATGAGCGTGGATTTCCCCGTTCTCGGCGGCTGAGACAGGAATAACTCCTGTATCTCCCCTTCGTACAGTCGCTGCAACGCCTGAACGTGCCCTAACAGCACCTCTCTCCTTGGCAAATAGAACCTCTCCTTCGGATTCCTGTCGTACTCTAACGCCTGAAGGTAATGGTCGAAGTTATTCGGCGCAGAAAACAGCAACACCCGGAATATCAAAAGTCTTAACTCTTCCGCTCTCCCGTACGCCTTGTCCCTGACCGCAAGATTTAACCCGAAATTCAGGATATACAGCGCATGGTCGCACATCTTGTACGCTTCCTTGTCCGTCCTTCCCCATGCAATCAGCACATCCGCAAGGTCTTTATAAATCTCTACGTTCCGTACATCCTGTCTTATGCATTCTACAATGCGCTCATACAACTCTGAGTTCTTCATACCCCTATACCTCAGACTGATTATATCAAACTGTCAAGAATACATGCATGCATATGGTTTTGCGTTTGGGGGTGGTAGGGGGGCTTACAGAGACCCCGGCGCCCGGTGCCATAATACCCCGCCGGGTATGGTTTTAGGATGATCGGAAACCCCGGAAAACAGAGAAAACGCTGATATATTGTCTATCATTGCGGCATGTGAGAATGTTTTTCGTTTTCCCTTGTTTACCATGTACACCGGAAACCCCTTATATTATGCCGTTTTAGTACGCTGTAAACGGTTTACCAAAAAAGAACAATAATACACGTTATGAGAACTAACACACCGGAAACACGTTTTATATAGTCCATCCCGGCATGATCGGATATCAGCGGCGGCATGGTTATATAATCCCGGTATCGTGGCGGGGTTACTTGCCTTTATATATTACACACTGTATATATCACACTAATAACAGTGTGAATATAATACCTAAAACATATAACAATGAATAACTATAAACCTGTTTAGAATAAACAGATATACCCCATAAAATGAGAATAATAAAACATATATGTTATAGGTTATATATTTATATTATTATTCTTTAATAACATTTAATAATGTTTGCGCGGCATGCCGGGAAAGCTTGCGCAAGCTGGAAAGAATACCGCGATATATATTCCGGAATGATAGCGGCGGCGCGTGCGGTTATGATCATACACACGCGGAAACGCCGCAGCACTCTTTTTTTATACTGTTTATCCCTGATAATTATTCACCTATATAACAGGATCCTATTCACATATAACAATAAAGTTTATTTTTTTATACTTTTTGTGGTAGTACCACTTGCAATTATTGCGGCACGGGCTTATACTCACATTGTAAGTGATATTATCACTTACGGGAAAACTGATAATTGATTTGTTAAGGGGTTGTAATTGCCTAGCGTGGAGCCGCGCGGTGTATGTGCTTATACCGCACGGCGGGACGCGTGCCGGGTAATGCATGACGTTACTATAACCGTCGCGCGGACTAGGCTTAACCGCTTAAGAAAACCGGGATTTTATTATCTGTATTGAATAATACGCGGGGAAAACGCCGCCGGACGGACGTATTAATACGCCTTAAGCATTCAAGCATTGTTTATTTGTTTGAGTGTTTAAGGCGTTTTAAAACGCTAGAAAATGAGGACTAAAAAAATGAGTTATAGCACACATGTATCACGTAACACTATCCACGCCGGGAATGTTTACCGCGCGGGTTATTGTGAATTGTATTATTTGCTTTTAGGGCGGGAGCGCGACGGTTATAATCGCGGCGTTTATGGATGGAATTATGATCTTTATTACATCGGCGGCGCGGCTATTACTACGGGCTACCGTAATACAGTAGGCTCCCGCATTAAAGGCGCGGAAACCTACGAAAACCGCGCGCGGGACGTATGGAAAGATGATAGCATTCCATACGATGAAAAGCGCGGCATGGTTAACGCGTTGCTTTATGAGTTGTTAACAAAACAGGGATAAAAACCCTGTTTTTTGTTTATCGGTTTAAGTTGTCCGAAATACCGGACAACTTGCGCGGGTAAACAAAAAAACCCGTTTTAGGAAAGGAAAACTATATCATGGCAAGCAAAACTAATATCGAAAAAACAATGTGTATTCAGTCCGGCGCGGAAAAATCAACTATCGAAAAGCTGGATGGCAAAAATTACCGGGTAACACACGCAACGCGGCGCGGAAATAGCCGCTTTTATTTTTCGGACAATGTGCAAATCGTAAAGAGTCGCGCGGCGGCGTGCCGCCTTGCGTTGTCGCTTGTGAACCCTATCACCGCGGCATTGTTTAATGGTTTATGTATGAACCACACGGCTAAAATGAAAGATGTTATTTCCTTCAGTACGTATTGCGGACTTAACCCGCGTTGTATTGAACGCATGAAAGACGGGAACAGTGTTTGTGCGGCATGCTTTGCGGCGCGGCAGATGAAACGCCAAAAAAGCACGCGTGAGAAGCTTATTAAAAACACGGAAATAATTACCGCGTCTATTTATAGCCCGTCCCTGTTTCCTATCATTCCCGGTGATATGTTTAGGCTTGAAGCTTTCGGTGATTTAGTAAACGATATTCAAGCCGCCAACTATATCATGTGGGCGGCTGTCAATAAACAAGCTTTAGTCGCGTTATGGACTAAAAACCCGGACGTTCTTTGGAAAGGATTTGAAAAAATCGGTTTCAATAAACCGAAAAATCTTAATGTTATTTTTTCAAGCCCGCGCCTGAATACTCCCGCGGATAATATGAGAAAACTATATATCATGCCGGACGGAAAACCGATGATCGATAAAATTTTTACCGTATATACAAAAAAGTATATTCAGGAAAATAATATCATCGCTAATTGTGGCGCGCGCTCATGCCGCGGCTGTAAACGTTGCTACAAAAAGAGTACCGGGGTATATGTCCGGGAAATACTCAAATAATACCGCTTGCGTTATAAGTCCCGGCGGGGTCATTCCCGCCGGGATATCCCTATTATATTTTTTTGTATACAGAAAACAGTATAAAACACTGTTTTTTTATATTGTTTTCCGTATATAAACGGATGGAAAGTAGGTGCTTTTTATAATGCTTGTGAATGATTGCGTTCTGCGGGTTTCTGCGTTTCCTGATGAAAAAACGTTTTCTGTTTTCTGCTTTGACCGGCGGCGGGATGATTTCGAAATCGTGGGACGGTTTAAGGACTGTTCTGCGGCTCATGCTTATGCTGATTTTATGCGTATACGCGGCGGGAATGTCCTGTCCTATGACAGCGCGCGCATGCTGCCCGCATTCCGTGAATATTGTGAAAATGCATTTTCTGCCGATTGCATGCCTGTTTTGCCTGATGGAAAGGACTTTTAACCATGTCAAAAAACATGATCGGACGTGAGACTATCGAAAACACATTGCACAGCCTGTTCTGCGCCACTTTCGATTATTCCAGCATGGAAGAAAAAACGCGGCTGCAATGGGCATTCTATGCAATTGAAAGATATGTCAACACCGCACGCGCTAGCGTGGACTTTCTGCGGGCATTACAGCGGGCAAATCCCGCAAAGCTTATGCGGCACGCGGCAAAGCATGCCGGGACTGATGAAGAGTGTATAGCGGCTGTTTCTGCATATCTCCGCAGATACTGCGGCATGCATGCCTGATCATAGTCTGTTCTGCTTGTTTTCCAGCTTTTACCGCTGATTATTTCGGCGGTAAACACGGGCAAACAAGCCTGAAAGGAAGGAAGGTATAAAACCATGAAAAGAGAATTATTGAAAGCTTATCACTACACCGTTCTGTTCTTTGAGAATACAAACGAACTGTCCGAAAACGCCGCAGACTATGTTCTGGATCTTCTGCCCGCTGGCGCGGTTTCCGTGCGGGATGAAGTACGCCGTGTTGCTGCGCTTTATGGCTGCGATCACATCCGCAGTTCCTTTAATGAGGAATCCTACTACATTTTCAAGAATGCAGACAACGCGCTTTCTGCCCTGATCGCTGCGGAAAAGGAAGAAAAGGAACCGGAACCAACGCCGGAACCGGAACCGCAGGAAGAACAGGAAGAACCCCTGCTGGAAGACGTTCTGCAGGCAGGAAACCCTTCTGCAATTCTTGCCCGCGATGCAATGCAGTTCTTCTTCGATGATGACCCGTGGAACGGGATGACAGAAGAGGAAATGACGGAAGCCCTTTACGACTCAATTCAGGAAGACCCCGCAAGCATCATCGATGATATCCGGGATATCATCGGCATGGACGACCGACTCCGGCAGCGTGGTGAAGACCTGATCACGCGTCTTTCTGCAATCTCAGAAGGCAATTGACAAGTATAACCGCAAGTGATATGCTACTTGCATAAAGGATAAAAGAAAGGACATAAAAACCATGACAAAGATTTATCACAGCCCGGATCCTGCCCTTCTGCAGGGTTCCACATTCTACGAAGCAATCAACACTGACGCGTTCGTAGGTTCCAGCCGTTCTACAGTAGCACTCGGAAACGGCGTTCTGATGGACATCGAAAAGGCAGTTCACACGCTGATTGCCGGGGAATCCGGCAGCGGAAAGTCTGTAATGCTGCATAACATCATCTGTTCTCTTTTGGTTAAGAACAGCCCAAACACTATGGAGCTGCTCCTGATTGATCCGAAAAGAGTTGAATTCAAGTTCTTCTATAAGAACAGTCCGTGTCTCTTCTGCCCTGTCGTGACGGAACCGGAAGAAGCCCTGCAGAGACTTGAAGAAGCCGCAAACGAAATGATGAACCGTTACGACATCATGGAAGATGAAGGGAAGCGGTTTTGGACGGGCAAAAAACTTTACATCGTGATCGATGAGATCGCAGACCTCGTTTCCGCAGGCGGTAAGAGACTTGAAGCAGCCATCGAAAAGATCGCGCGTCTCGGACGCGGAGCTGGTGTCCATCTGATTGTAGCAACTCAGCACCCTACAGCACATGTCCTGTCAAGACAGATCACAACAAACCTCGATACCCGGATTTGTCTCCGCGTAAATGACGCTTCTGCTTCTCGGCTCGTTTTAGGCGAATCTGGCGGCGAAAAGCTCAAGGGCAAGGGAGATTCCATCATCCGATATTACGGCGAAACACGGCGGTTCCAAGGGGCTTATATCGATGATTCCCGGCTGGAAGCGTACTCCCACTCTTGGCGGGTTGAAGAAAAGAGACCACAGCCCCAGATCATCCCGGACATTCTCACAGCAGTAACCACAGGCAGCACAAGCGCGCAGGCGCGTTTCAACTAAGGAAGGAAGGAAACCACAATGGAAAATACTTACGACATCGGATTCTCAGGAGAGGAGAAACCCGCGGCATACAGAGTTGAGAAGCTCGGCAGGCTGTACTACGTGCTCAACAGGGGCAAAATCGTTGCCACTTTCCCCACATGGAAAGCCGCTGTGGAAGCGGTTATTGCATACAAGGAAGGCAGGAAGTCCTGACATGTTCACGATTTACTATGAAGTCCAGACGGAGACGGGCAAGGCAGAGCACAGTTTGAAGTGCTACAGCGAGCAAGACCTCGAGAACACTTGGAAACTGATTCTCAATACCGGGAAGAAGGTAACCGGGTACAGCAGGAGATACGAGGAGCCGCAGAGCAACAGACCTGTATCGGGTTTGACTGCCCGGCGGGATGCAGTCTAATATTAACTATAAGGGAGATAATCATGCTTACTATTACTTCAAAAGAATATCAGTTAATAAAAAGTGCTTCTGCGGTTCTCCGAAAGCAGATTGGCACCCTAAAGGGAGAAGATCGTGAGAGAGCGGAAGCGTTCTGCAATCTCTCTGCAAAGCTTGATCAGCGGTATGAAGAATCCAAAGAAAAGCACCGGGAACGGATGCAGAAGTATCGCAACGATCCGCGCTCCGCAGACAGAGCACGAGAGCAGACAAGGGAAGCTTCGCGGCGATTCAGGGCAAAGAAAAAAGCGGTTCAGCCAGCGGAATAACAAAAGCAGGGACTAGGATCCCTGCTCTTTTTTTGTGCCTTTACAGCAGCCGTTCCTGCTTTACCCTGCGCCGGATTCCAAAATAATCCCGCAGGATATCTTCCACGCGTTCCGGGAAGCATCGGATGTATACAGCGTATGCTTCGCCTTCTGGAGTCAGCCCGTAAACATTGAACAGACTGTCCCGATTCCCGGAAGTGTGATCAAGGAAAATCTCAATTGTTTTGCCAGCTTTGTCAGGCTTTGTTTTTAAATAATACAATTCAAGAGAATTATTACTACCTAATTGTTTATCAGTAATGAATTCATAATTAAATGATATTTCATTACGCTCTTCCAGCCGTGCCTTTAAATCTTCAAGCTTCATTCTTCTGTGTTGTCGTCTCTCCCTTCTGCCCGTTTGTCCCATCTTCTCGCGAGGGCATTACGATCAAATCCCATCGGCGGTTTGTATCCTACCAAGATGCACTCATCGGAATGATGTGCCCAGACTTCATACAGCCTGCCCTTCCTGCCGAGCTTGGCAGTAGCCCCGCAAAATGGACATCTTTTGAGATAGATTACACCGTTCATCCGTTCTGCTTCCCTTCTGCCATCGCAAGACGCTCTGAGACCAGCCTAGAAGCCGTTTCTCGCAGGGTTTTTTCTTTTTCCGATAAACTGTTCATCAAATCCGTTATGCCCACCAAATCGGCTTTATTCGCGCCTTCTCGCTCGACCTCACGCACATAGCCCTTCAGCGTGTCCTGAATGTCGTAAAAGTATCCGACTACACGCTCTCCCGGAGCGGTCTCTCCGGTTTTTGTGTTCTTCTTCGGATACGTGCGGATAAGAGAATATCCGTAGTCGTCCACCCTGACGCTGTACGTGTCGTCAATTTCCACCAGCTTTGGAATTCTCGCGTGCTTCTGTTCTTCTGCCATGATTGCTTTTAGTTTTCGTCTCCCTTCTTGTTCGCATCGGCTATGGCTTTGCCTGCCTTTGCAGGGATTTTCTTCTTTTCCTTCGGCGTAAACTCGACATCGATTACGTCCTGATATCTGGCAGCGATAGACTTTATATCGCGTGCTTCCTCTTGGATGCTGGTGTGCTGTACTTCTGCGATATCCTTCATGCCGTCATAATTCTTCTGGGCAAAGATACCCGGAATCTGCGGCATATATCCCTTCATGATTGCCTGTTCTCTGTACGCACCGAGATAGTCCAGCACGCTTCGCAGGAAGTCCCCTCGCGCAGGGTTATCCGCATACTTTACTCCGGTGTATGCTTTGACCTGATCGGAAGATAAGCCGAGTGCTTTGTAGCAGTTTATGTTTGCGTACTCCATGCCGTATTCGATAGTCTTCTTCCGGTAATTTATGAACCTTCGTTTCATCTCGTCCACGTCATCCGGGTTTAACTTTGTTCTCGGCTTGATTGACATCATGTACATGTCAAATTTTTCTGTGAAGTCATCCGGCATGTCCGGGTTCTTTTTCTTTTTCGGTGTTGCCATTATCGCCCTCACTTTCCTTTTGTTCTTCAGGATCCGCGCGTCTGTTCCATTGAATGACCGCAACATCAGGAATGTTATACGGCGGCAGCTTCGTGTAATTCATAATGCAGTTTGGCTTATGATATCCGCACAAATAGAACATCTTGTTCTTTCTCTGCTCAAGGAACATTTCCATTCCGCAGAATGGACAAGGTTTAAGGTCTTTCATTCATCCCCCTTCCGCTTTATCTTCCTCTCTTTTCGTTTGCCGGGTCGTGGCGGTTCTTCTTTTTCTGCCACTACCGTATGCTCAACTTCCGCATCCGATATTTTCATCATTCCTGTCCACACAAACGGCATCGAGCAGCCGCTAATCGTTGGGTCGTCCATTCTAGCCAAACAAGATTTAAGAAACGGGCAATCTCCAACACCGCCGTTTTCACGACACTTAACGATCATCTTTTTCTTCCTTCGGTTCTGCCATATTACAGAAGAAATCTGCGGTTGATCTAAAACGATAATCCCCCGTGTTGAATATAACGCATTCGCCAATTCCTTCTTCTGTTTGTTTCCAATTTTCACAGTCCTTGCACCGTATCAATTCCTTTTCAATGTCAAGATAACCACCGTAATCGGATGGTACATCCTTGCAAATGTATTCTTTCATTTGCCACCACCTAAAACCTGTAATTCGGTGGAACAACTCTAAGTCTTCCGATACAACGATATGACCATGTAAGTGGGTCTTCTTCACAGACAATATCCATGTGTTCTGTCAAGATTGGCTTAATTTCGTTCAGCAGTTCGTTTCTGATAATTGACTCAGACTCCTTATCACCAAGTTGATGAATCATCTCATACGGAACGCTGACTACCGCCTTGATCGGAACTGCGTGAGGATTGTGAATGATTTTCAGCTCTCGATAACCGACTTCTTCAAACACCGTTCCGCAGTATTCGCACTTCATAGTTACCCGATTGATTGGTGCTCCACAGTTTGGGCAGGACAGTGGAGTTAAGTCTTTATTCATCTTTATCCATCCTCTTCCCACATTCCGGGCAATAGTTGAGCGCATAGCCTAACCCTCTATATCTATAGTCAGTGGTTCTGCCGCCCGACCGTTTTCCTAGTTTCTTGTACCAACTTCGCCTTACAATCGCTACTGAATATTCGGTCATATACTCGCCAAATATTGCCTTATCTTTTTCTGTTGTCAGCGACTTGGAAGTCGCGTAAATTTCCCTGTATTGTTCCATCGCGGAACAAAAGCTGCATTTACTCATCTCTCACCCTCGCTCCGCACGGCTGTTGCTTCTGCTGTTCCAATAACTTTCATTCTTCATCCATCCTTGCGCCACAATTCGGGCAATACGTGAAACATAAAGTCTGACCATCTTGAACCTTGCAACATTCAGAACACGTCATCACCGCATGCCCTCGAATGCTCTCAAATATCCACTTCCCGTGTCGAACGGGTTCTGCGGATGGTAAATCCTGAATCACCATAATAGCGTTACCGTAATTCTTGAAATGGGCGTCTCCTAAAGCGTCAATCGCCGCCCGTCTACTTATTAAGTCAGTCATCTTTATCCCCCTCTTCATCAGATAGCACTCTGTAGATACACAGAACATCTTCGAAATCAAACTCGATTGGTTTGTTTTCGGTTATACCTTTTGCTTCATATCCAGTGACCATACCAAGACCATTTCGATTTAGCGAAAATTCTCTGCACTTCATTCTCAGTTCGAAACCATTTTTGAAGACAAAAACAATTGTCATTCTTCCACCTCATACGGCTTTGGTAACGGCATCCATGCTCTGACAAAATAACTTCTTTCATTGCCTACGACCCACATTCCCTTGAAGTGCCATCCTGTTGTTGTATAGCTAAACTCGGAATCTCCGGAATCATCGGTGCATGACACAACAACTTCCGTATCATCTTCCGGCAACCTATCACTGCACGGAATCCAATGCGGTTCTGCGTCTATGGTTGGTGCTTCATCAATCAATTCTTCAAGTGTTGCTTCAGACAGATACGGAAAGTCGCAGTGTAATAACCGTTCGTTCTCCTTCTTAAATGCATTCGCATCAATTAGTCTCTGTGCCATTTTTCTCTCTCCACTTTTCGATCAGTGCCATGTAGCACTCTTCGCCCCTTCTGAATCCAATCTCCTTGCACAGCTTCACCTGTTCTTCAATGAATGAAATTGGTATTGCGTCAATGGTTGGTGCATTCCTAACATCTACAAATGCATCATTATATCCGTCTTCGTATGCGTCATCTAAATTGTATGTGCGGTAATTTCTTTCGCCCTTCGGAAGCGGTTCATATTTCAGCGCATCTGCATCAATCAGTCTCTCCATCACTTCCGTGCCCCTCTCCTGATCGCGTTCTGGATTTCCTCGGCTGTGTATCTGTACCCGAATTCATTCACGATCATTTCCATGTTCCAGCCCGCCTTCTGCAGCGCGTGAACCTTCGCAATGTCTATTCGCTTGTCCACGTACATCCCGTTCCTTCTCAGGACTTTTGTTACGTGCTTCGCATCTTTATATCCGAGTTCTTCGCAGATTTCGGAAACCTCTTTGCCCTTCTTCCAGAGCACAGGAATGAGTGCTGTTCTTTCCCTGCCGTTCATTCCTGCTCCTTTTCATTCTTTGCAATCTTCTTTTCCAGCTCTTCCGATGCCATTTCGACAGCGTTCTTTATGTCGTCTAAGATTTCGCACATCTCCGTGTACCGAAGTGCCAGCAGAAGAATGATCAGCCCGTATGCACACCGCTCCGCAATTGCTCCGAAAAATCTTCCGATAACAAGCGGCAATAATAGATTCATTACAACAAACAGAAATCTCGATACATTGATTTCAAATGTCTTTTCTTCTTCGTTATTCATTCGATTCCTTTCAGTCTTTTGTATTCTTCCCAAGAGACCGGAGCGGATGTTCCGTATGCCCTCTCTGCGACCATCCGCTCCTGCTCCTGCTCTTTTGTTTCCCACCTGACAAGCCCGTTCCGCGCGCACTCGTTTATGAATTCAATCGGGCTTTCATTCTCATGCGCATTCCCGTCTCGCTTCCACGGAAACGGCGGGTAAGTTTTCGAATATTCCTTAACTGTCACCCGCTTGTTTGTGGCAGGATCCGTTTCCTCTCGGAACGTAACGCAGTACGGCAGGTACTCGTATATGGGATTGAGAGTAGACAGGTCAGCAATCTTTCCCATCAGCCTTCACTCCCCTGTTTCATCTCTATCTGCAGTTCTGATTGTTTGGCTCCAAGACTAAGCAACTTTTCAGTGCTGGATATGGAGATCAGGTTTCCTGTCTCGACCGCTTCCGCTTCCTTGTTTCCCTTCAGCTTGGAGTACATCGCGAAGAACCGTGGCTTCTCTTTGTCGAGCGCGCCTGCGGTTTCCTTCATCCTCTGGATGTCCCTGCTCGTTACAATCTGCCGGGAGATATCATCAAGCCCTCTGACGGCTGCGGGGATTCCTTCGAAGTCTACCGTGCGCACGATGTAGCAAACCTCTGCCCAAGCGGAATCGGCATCGTATACAGTTATTAGTTCTTTTACCCGGAACATGATCTGACCTACGCTCGGCGCGAAGTTGGTGCGGTTCTCTGATATCTCCTGCTTGACTGCCTTCATCACGATCTCGTAAGGGATGTGCTGGAAGAAGTCTGACCACACCTTATTCGCTACAGCGAACTGATTCTTACTCCACTTCTCGAAGGAAGCAGGATATGTCACGTAGAAGATGTTCAGGACGTTTCTCATTTCCTCTTGTGTCATTCTCTGTCTCCCTTCTTAGAACGGCAGGAAGCCGAGCGGATTCTCGTCTTCCGCGCTTGTGGGGTTGTCGTTATATCTTTCCGAGTTCAGCCATTTCGATGGATATGGAATGTACTGTGGGTCTTTCCAGCAGGCAATCCATCTTTCCAAACCTTCGATGATCACTTTCAGGTCTGCTTCGGATTTGCACTTCTTATCGAAAGCCCTGCGTGCTGTAACTTTGTCCACCTTTTTGGGGTATTTCTCCCAGAACTGCGTGAACCATACCTCGTTTTGAGGTACAACCTCGACCTCATCTGAGGTGATTTTTGGGGATATGTATTTAATATCTTTACCTTTACTAACCTTACCTAACCTAACCTCGGTATACCGATTGCCTACCACTTGACCGTCAATTGACTGACATGTGTCAGGCAGTGAGTAGTTCCCGTCCTCGTCCACCTTCAACATGGACAGTTCTTCTCGGTACTTTGTCTCGTGTTTCCGGTCTCCGCGAATGTAGTTATGAATGCGCCAATGTTTGATAACGATCACACCGCTGTCGAAGATCAGCACAAACTTTTTTGCGATCAGGATTTTCATGTCATCGTCATGCGCTCCGCACTGCCGCATAACAGAACGGGGATTATTCACAAATCCGTCATCGTCAGCAAACATGCACAGCGTGAAGTAAAGGCACCGCGCAGTGGCGGGCATGTCCAGAAACGCATCGCTTGTTACGATTGTCTTTGCAAACATTCTTCTTTCCGGCATGCTCACCACTCCCCGCCATCACGCGTGACCTCGAGAAGATCCATCGCTTTTCCGATAAGCTCTTTTGCTTCTTTGAGGTTTTTTGTCTTGCAATGTTCAAGCGCAAGTTCTACTTCAAGAGTCGCGTCATCCAGCAGGTCAAACGCGCTCTCAGCAAGCTCAGAACACCGCTTGTGTTCATATTCCAACTCTTCATTTATTGGCATCGGTCTTTACCTCTTCCTTTGCCTGCTTGCGCTTCCGGGTTCTCTTCGGCGCAGCCCTCTTCTCATCGAGAGGTTTGACCTCAATTTTTCCGTCTTCAGCGGACTCCTTCGGATGACGCTCGTCATAGTCTTTCCAGAGATCATTCAGCGACTGCATCATCCATGTCCGGTCAGACTTGTATTTGAGAATGAGTTCCTGAAGAGCTTTGTTGATGTCCATCGCAATTTTTGTGGAACTCTGTGCAGTTTCATTCTGAATGTGGGTAATTTCAGCAAGGTTTTCCACATTTTTCCTCACGCTGTCGATAACCTCATTCATCCCTTCGGTTTTGACTTCGATTACTACCATTGCCGCTGTCCCGCCAGCGACTGCCCCTACGACAAGAGACACGATCATAACTAACATTGTGTTCATGATTATTCCTTCCTTTTTCCTGTATTTTTACTGCTTAGAACGGCAGGTCATCCGGGTCGATTTCCGGGTAACTTCCTGCGCCTGAATCTGATACTCCGAGAATGTCTGCGACAGGGTCAGATGTTACTGCCGGACGCTGATTGTCCGCGCCTGCTGCCGAACCATTCATGAAGTCAAACACTTCCCCGACGACGCAGGTATTTGTATAGACTTTGTTTCCGTTGCGATCCATGTAGGAACCGCTCTGCCATGTGCCGTGCACTGTAATAGGTGACCGCTTCTGGTACTTGTCGAGAATCCGTTTTGCCGTCCATCCCCACGCTGTGCAGGGGATGTAATCCGTCTGCTGTGTGGGCTGTGCGTTCGGCTGTTTCGGATTCTGAATCGGTCTGCGGTTCACGCCGATCATGAACCTGCATCCTTTAACCTGTCCGTCCTTCTCGATTGCTTTGATATCCGTTGTGATCGTTCCGACCAGAACGACAATGTTTAATCCACTTGCAAATGCCATTTGTTCTGTTTACCTTCTTTCGTGATCCCAATTAGGTTCTGTGCCAATCCCTTCAAGATAGATTGCATGCGCATACTCGCCATCGTTGTGGTAAAGAATCTTTCCGTTTTGAAGAGCGTTTATTTCTTCGACCCCAAGCGGAAGATTTTCGTACCCATACCACGGGTCGAGAGGAGTTCCGCGGTCAACGATCTCGTAAAGAGAAGCCCTCTCCGCTTTCGCGTCTTCGCCTTCCTTCCACTCGAACAATTCATTAACCCTCTCGTCCAGACGTTCAATTCTGTTGGCGAGCTTGCTGATTTCCGATGCAATACGCATCAGATACATAGCGTTGTCTGTTGCCATTCTTTCCCTTCTTTCCTTTCGTTTCTGAATATGACCACCATGCTTGGAAACGGTGCTCTGCCGCAGCCGTCATTGAAGTAAAGCCTGCCCTTCAGGAATCGGATTTCAGCTTTGTGATAGATGTAATCGTGAAACCACGATGTATCCGTCCTTGCGAGCAGGAGCATTACCGTCAAGCATTGACTGTCGTGTGCCTTCTTTACCCACTTTGCGATCTCTCTTCCGTAGGGTGGATTGCAGTAAACGCGGTACCCCCCCAACTCTTGATTCATACCGTCTTCCGCTTTTGTGAAATGCTTTGCGCACTTCGCGTTCTCGTGAGTACAGCAAGGATCCAAGTCGAAGTGAAACTCTGCATCCAGCTCGTCAAACAGCCATTGCGTGGTTTCCCATTCAGGTGTGCTGCTTGTCATCATGCCTGAGTTGATTGGCATTAAATCGAATTCTCCCAATCTCTCAGGCGTTCCATTTCTTTGACTTTTTCCCGGAGTTCTTTGTAATCTTGGTAGATTTTAAAATTGAGGTTTTCAGCCTGCTGCAGCTTCTTCAGCAGCACAAACTTTTCGCCTTCCAACCGGAGCACTTCCCTGCGGAGTTTTTCTTCTGTCTCTGTCATTGCTTCACCTCAGAACGGCAGGTCATCGTGATGAAGATCATCTTGGTCTTCGTATTCGATGAACACTTTTACCTTTGGCGACTCGGAATACGCTTTTACCACAACCGCTTTGTATATCTGCGAATCATCGATGTAGGCAATCCCATTAAGCGCATCGCTGATAATCTTGCCGATGTTATCCCAATCGGGCTTGTGAGGGGTTATATACCCCTGCAAAGCCTTCTCTTTTTTCTTCTTCGACCAAGATGTCGGAATCGGAAATTCGGCTTCCACAACCATCACTACGCTCTTGTCAGTCGGAACATGATTCGGATACGCTTCGCAGAAGAGAACCTTTACGAGGTTTTCGTAGTTCGTGGTTTCCTTCGGCGTGTATGTATGCCCGACTCGTGTCATACGTGGTCGCTGTTTTCCAAACGGCTTTCCGGGGATGACAAACGAGAATGACGAGTACTCACTCATCCTTAACCTCTCCGGTTTCCTCGTCTGCTTCGACAACCTCTGCGTATTCGACCTCGTCATTTACAAGGGACATATCAGCGGAAAGATCAGACTTGATGGTCTCATCCTGCGCGATACTACGCATGATATCTGTGGACAGCGGAGCATACTTCAGAACCTTTTTGATGACGGTCTTCTTCGCCATTTCGTCATAGTTTGTCTGCCACGGGGAGAATCCTGCGTTTGCGGCTTTGCTGAACCGATTCATGTGACGGGTGATGTCATCCTTAGACATGACTGTGAATCCTTCACCGCCGTTCACGAGCTTGAAAACTGCGTAGTAGTAAATGACATCGCCACGATCTTTGATTGCGGGCTTGTGGACAAGCTTCGGCTCCAGACCGAGTTCATATTCGAACTCATCGTTTTCGTGAACCTCTTCCGCGTAGATGGTCTTTACCTGTCCGCTTCTGTAGGCGAGATCAATCAGACCCTTGTATCCGATCTGGAACTGCGCTTCCAGCGTGCCGTGATTCTTATACGGAATCAGGTATGCCTGTCCGAGCGGGGTATTCGGTTCCAGACCAAGCTGTGCTGCGTTCATCATTCCTGCGAGGAAACTGTTCGGTGTGCACTGCTGGAGCTGTTTGTTGTTACTGATTGCAGACAGGACGATACGGCTGAAACGCTCCGGTGTGATCGTGTTCGGCAGTGCCTTCTTGATTTCCGGCATCATGATATTGACGTAGTCCTTCATTGTCTGAGGGGCTTTTTTAGTTGAAACTGTGTTGCTATCTGCTTTCGCTACTGCCGTCTCCGGCTTCTTCGCTTCCTTGATTTCTGTCATTTTTAATTACCTCTGTGACCTTCCTGTATTTTTCTTCGATGTCTTTAAAGCACTCCACGGGAGTCATTCCCATCTGATGTGCAAGGTGTGCAATTACGATGTATGCCTGAAACCCGGATATGCTTCTTCCGTTTCTCATAACGGCTTCTCCACGATGCGGAACACGCGGGATCCTTTTGCGTTCGCTTTCCAAGAGACAGTGAACTGTCCGGTCTCGCCACGCTCGGCTTCTCCGAGAACCGCTTTGATTTCGTTCTGATATTTAGTCTTGAGATCCTTCATGTTCTTCTCATGGGTCGCAAGTTCCTGCAGGGCAAGCAACGTGTCTTCCTGCTTTTCGAGGTCTACGACTTCGCCCTGATGATCTTCCGGGTACATCTTTTCCAGCGTGTCCTTTGTGGAATCGGAGCCGTCAATTTCGACAGGTTCTCCGCTCTGGATGTGTTCCCAGAATTCTCTGCAGGTGATCAGCATTCGGGTGATTGCTTCGTCATCGCGGGCAATCTTTGTGATGTAGAACCTGTTGTCGCGCTTTGTCGCGAGGTACCACAGGTTGTATCCGGTCACAAACATGTAGAACTGACACTGCCACCAATGCGCTTCAGGCACTTCGCCCTCGTCATATTTCGTTTTGTTCCAGCTCGATGTGGTTTTAATCTCAAGACCCCACTTTCCTTTGGATGCGAGTCTATCTACGTGTCCCTTCAAGAACGGGAATTCAAGGCATCCGTATGCATAATTCGATTTGCGAACCTTTAGCCCGGTCTTCATCGTGAACCGTTCCGCGATGATGTCTTCTTCCTTTGTGCCGAACCAGACCGCATCGTTATCCGAGAGGTCTTCCGGCTGGATCAGACCTGTCTTCTCGGCCCACAATGTGTAGGGTGACTTCCAAGGATTGACTCCCATGATTGTTCCGATGTCGGAACCGCCGATGTATCCGCTGCGGTTTTCGATGTCCTCACGGACGTTGGTGAGACGTTCCTTTGTAAGAACGTATGTCGCCTTCTTCGGTCTGCTCATAACGGCAACCTCTCATTCTTAGAGAAGAAGTCCCGTGCTCTCTTGCGCCGTTTGTGCGCCTGTGAGAACCGGATCCGCGCAAGGCGTTCTTCCTTCTCGATTGACTGCATGATCTCGGTCATGTCTCTTGTCAGACGGTATCCCTTGCTTCCGCTGATGATGTAAACGTTGTGGTTCTCGTCCTCTCCGAAGGAGTTGTTCCATTCCCGGACAAGTTTCTTCAGCCCTCTTGTATTTTCCGTGAGTGTGATCGCTGTCTGCCAGCGGTCTGTGATTCCAAATACACTTCTCTCCATTTCCTGTGGTTCTTCCTTTCTTAAATCGCTACGACAATGAGGTAGAGGATTACTGCCAGCAGGACTCCTGTGATTGCCGCGAAGAAGTAATACGCGTACGCTACCTGCCATTCGTCTACCGTGTAATCGAAAATTTCGTCCATGAACTTGAACATGTGGTTTAAGCCTTCCTTTCTTAATCCGAGTGAGTCTCACTCGCTCTCCCTTGATGCGATCTTCCGCTGGAATTCCTCTTCCGAGATTCCCATGACCTTCAATACCGTTGTTAATCGGACTTTATTGCTATCGAGGTAGTTCTCGTGCAGTTCTTCCCACTCGATAGCGCGTGCCCGGACGAAGATCTTGTTCGCCATTGCTGCTCCGCATCCGAACAGCCGTGAAATCTCGCTCAGGTTTACGTGGAACGAGGTAGCGATTTCATGAATTGTCTTTTTTCTTCTGGACATTCTCCTACTTCCTTTCATTTGATGGCATTATGCCAACATTACTTTCCAAAAAAAATCATCATTGTCTGTTCTGGCGTTAGTTCTAACAGTTCATAAATCTTGCCAATCTCTTCGGTCGTGAACGGTCGTTTGCTGTTGAGCTTGTAACTAAACGACACCCTGCTTAGTTCGAGTTTTTTTGCAAGGGCAGAACCGTTGTATCCCTTCGCTGCCATCGCTGACATGAGTAGGTTCTTATCTGTCATCCGTTTCTCCTTTCTGTTGCTATTTTGCCAACAACAATGTCAATATAAACCTAGATTGGCACATTGTCAACACAGAAATCATCTTATGCGCGGTTTGTTGACATCTCGGAAATTGCCTTTTATATTGCTAATACAGACAGGGTGATAAATATGACAGGCAATAATATCGGAGAAAGGATTCGTGCTAGGCGGCTACAACTCCGCATAACACAAGAAGAACTAGCGTTAAAAACGGGCTACACAGACCGCTCCACCATTAACAAAATTGAAAAGTCATCACGCGGATTATCACAAGATAAGATCACAATTTTTGCCCGCGCTCTCAACACATCAGAAGCATACCTTCTCGGTCTTGTGAATGATCCGGGCTGGAGAATGCGCACCAAGGAAGAAGTGGATTTCGCCGCCACCATCAAAGATGACGAGCGGATACTGATCGAGCGGTATCGCGCAGCCGATGACGAGAAGAAACGCCTAATTGCATATCTGCTGGGGCTGGAAAAATAAAAAAATGCGTAACGGGTAACCACTCCCATTACGCTTTTAAGAAAGGAAGGAACAGGGGAACCATGACGAACCCCTTATTCCCACGCAGTTATCTTATCAGATTTTTGGTAGAAAAGGAAAGAAAAAATACATCATGCCTATATACAAAGACGATAACGGTACATATACCGTCAGATTTTACAGCGAGGATCCTGTCAGGGGTGTTCGCAAGCAAATAAAGAAACGCGGGTTCAAAACAAAACGAGAAGCGGTTCAGTGGGAATCACAGCAGATACTCGATACAAAGACCGTCCGAACATCCGCAACCTTCTGGGAGATATTGGAAAAGATGCTCGACAATAACGACAGCTCCGAAGATACCCGCAGGAAGAAGGAAATGTGGGTGCGCATGTACTTTTCCGACTTTGCGGACAAGCCGATAGAGGATATCTCGAAAGCAAGTCTCGTAGATTGGCGAAATGGGCTTAAATCGAGTCGATTAGCCACCCGAACACTCAACAATGGACTGCGTTACGTCCGAAGCGTTTTCACCTTCTATACGACCGTATACGGTGGTGTAAACAAAGGCTCCGTCCTGAAGTCATTCAAACTGTCGAAGGAAGACAAGACCGAAATGAAAATCTGGACACCCGAAGAGTTCCAGCGGTTCGCGGATGCCATAGAAAGCCCTGTGGTCAAAGCCTACTTCACCTTCCTGTTCTGGAGCGGGTGCAGGCGCGGAGAAGGCATTGCCCTTACAAAGGACTGCTTCACGGGAAACCGGGTGCACATTTATCGAAGCATGAAGCACTTCAAAAACGGATTCCTGCCACTGAAGACAGATTCTTCTGAGCGCACGATCACTCTGGATGAGAAGACAATGCAGGTGCTGGAACCGTGGATACATGCAGCCGACCCGTATATCTTCGGCAAGGTCTCCCCTATTGGCATCACGACAATCAACCGTGAGTTCAAAAAGGCAATCAAAAAATCAGGGGTCTCTCCGATCAGGGTTCACGACCTTCGACACAGCCACGCGTCCCTGCTTCTGAACAACGGGGTGAATATAATTGCCGTCTCCAAAAGACTCGGTCACGCCACTATTACGCAGACGCTGGAAACCTATGCGCACCTGATGAAGGAGTCGGAAGACCAGATGCTGGAAGTACTGCGAAAAGTACATAAATAAGTCCAAATTAAGTCCAAACGTTAAAAAAACCGCTTGGTTAAGCGGTTAGAGCAGATGAGGGGAGATGCCTAATAGGTGTTGTACCCCTTTTATTCATGCGGTATATGTGCGTTAATTCGTTTTAAACGTCCTTAAAAATGCATGGATTTCAAAAAAATAAGTCCAATTTTAAGCCCAGAGAATTTTTAAAAAATACGAATATACAAAGTAAAAACGAACGCTGAGAGACTGTGGGAAAGGAGGTCTTGTGCGCGCTCGTTTTTACTAGAAAGGACATCATGCCGTCTGTCTACTTCTTGGTTCGTAGGGATTTGATATGCCGTATGACTCGGCAAGATCATTATATCAACTTGTGAGATTTTCACAAGTAATTTTTAGGGGCGTAGGAAAAAGACTTACAGGAGAAAACCTACGCCCGGAGAGAGATGTGCATACACCCCGGAGGATGAGGGTGTTGGAGCGTTGAATTTAAAGGTCTGATATCTCGTTGATTGCGTCATCAATCTTGCTGGAATCCTGCCCGCCGGACTTTGCCCAAAACAGCAGAGCCATGAATGCTTTGTTTTGAGCCTTTGTTGTCTTCTCAAGTTTTGTTTCTGTTTCACGAATCTTCTCGTGTGCGTGATTCACATCTCTTTTGATGTCTACAATATCGTGCTTCATCTCTGCAATGTCCTCTTTGTTTCTCTGAACATCCGATTTCACTGCTTCCAGCGGAGCGTTTGCGTTCTTCTTAACTGTTGCTGTCGAGTTAATCAGATTGAGGATTTGCGATGCCAAGAGCAGTACACCTACTACTGCGACCCAAGTGATTTCCGTCATTTATCACCACCCCCTTCCGCTTTCTTAAACTGATAGCCGAAGAAGAAGCTGATGCACATCGTGTAGATGCTGACGAATTTATCCGGCAAATCATCGCCACGCAGCACGAGCATACCGAATACTACCGTCAGGAAGATTGTGATGATGCTCTTTACAGACATGAGTGAAGCAATGCGCTGAAGAATGATGTGGTCATCCTTCGGTGTTGCTTCGGGATCTGTCCACCCTTCCACGGGTGTCATTTCGGGGGTTTCTACAGGCTTTTCCTGTTCCATAGGTATTTCCTCACTTTCTCCCGTTTCGGGGTTTGTAGGCTGGTTCTCGGTCGGTTCTTGTGGGTTCTGCGGTTCTTCAACAGGTGGCGGTACAGGCTGTGTAGGAACAAGAGGTTTTTTAGAGATGATCGCTACGGCTGATGGACACGGTCTACCTGTATCTCGCACGTATTCGAACTTGCCCGTGCTTGTATTCACTCTCCCAAACTGTGCGCTTCCACCGCCGTCTAGGAAGGCAATAGAATGGAAAGAGAGAACCGTCTTGAAGTCTTCCGTAATTTGCTTCGGTGTGCAGTCCTGTAGAGCCAAGCCCAAGAAATAAGAGCCATCTTTCAGTCGGATAGAGAATGTATATCTGCTTACAACGTTTACGTGTGATATGCCCACCATCCTTGCGTACTGATAATTCCCTGATTCGGGATAGACAACCGCCGGAGAGAACACGTTGTGTTCTTTGTTAATGCTGATTCCTGTGCAGTCACCGTACACACCCGTTTCGAGATCGTAATAGAGTGTTGTGTCTTGGTTTGGGAGTTGTCTCCATACATCGTTCAGCGGAGCGGAGAAGTCACCGAAGGTCATTCCATACGGCTGACCGTCAGGCATGTCCGTTCTCATTTGGTAGTAGTTCGCTCCCGTTATTTTTGCCATGACATTGACATCGGCATCGAGCTTGGAAATCGGAAGCACCTTGTCGAGTCCGGCAGATAGAACAGCGGAATATTCTGTTTCGGGATTCTGCCTGTACAGAGAATAAGTATTGTTTCCAATCTTCAGTTCGGAAGAGCCGAAGGGAATGTCTACCGAATGCTTGTCAGCCCACACTTTCGGACGGAGCGCACCGAGTGCATCGGAGAAGTTTGCAGCCTTCAGGCAGAAGCCACGATTGCCACCCTGATTCTCGCCAAAACTTTTGCCGTTGTAATACATTGCGATGTGACTTAACGGATGACTCGGACTGACTCCGTTTCTTCCCCACACAACCCAATCTCCGTTGCGGAATTGATTCGGGTCTTTGATCTTTTCAAAGTACTTTGCAATCCACTGCAAGGTAGTTTTGTTCGGAGTACCGTTTGCGTTCAAACCCGTCCAATAACCGTCAGCCCAATTGTTCGGAGTAGCGATAACCGGAATGTCCAAGTAAGCGCACCCGACTTTGAACCCGTCTACGCATTGGGTGTCGTAAGCGTGGTCATAGTCGATGACTTTGCCGTTGTACTCTTCCACGAATGAATCGGGAGTTTTTGCAGTACCCATGTTCACGGTTCTCCTTTCTGTCTGTGTCTGTCTGTAATACGTAAAAAGGTCAGCCCATCTCAATCGATAGACTGACCTTTGCCAGCAGATATGAATCCCCTTCGGGATTTGTTTACGCTATACTAGCAGATTTTTCGTGATTATTCTGCCGGAACTTCTTCGGCAGATTCTGTTTCTTCGTTTGCCGCCTCAGTGCCTTCTGTTTCCGGTTCGGTTTCCGGTTCAGGCTGAGGATCGTGATGGATGAATTCTCTGTAATCCTCAACCACGTTCAACTGTTCGTCCACAATCTGAATTTTCGCCGTGACCACATCAGAAGCGTTCCACAGTGTCTGTGCGACTCCATGAAACCGTACTTTCGCCTTCTCAAGTTCGGAAAACTCCGAATCGACCGTGAAATTGCCGTTAATTGCTTTTAAGATTGCATACTTCATAATTTATTACCTCTACTTTCTTCTGTATGTCATTAAATGCTGATTTAAGTTAGAATCATCTTTTCTCACACGCACGTGCTATGACTTCACCTGCGGTCAAAATTGCAATGATTATCAGCGTTGTATCATCCGGAATACCTATGCCAATCTTTGCACTGATAACTAACACGGCGATGGACACCAGTAAAAATATCGCAAACGTCATAATTCTTCCCTCATATCTGCTCCGCGATCTGCGCCAGTATCGCCGTCAGTTCTTCTGCGACTGTTGTGTACTGCACATTTGAACCAACGATGATAGTTTCGCCTGTGGCTATAGGAGATGTTACCTTGCACAACCTGTTGTTCAGCATTAGATAAGACCCTGTCGCATAATTCTGCGTTGCTGTGCCTGTTTCGGCAGGAGCGATACTTTCTGACAGGGCGGCGATTTCTTCATTGAACTCATCTTCCAACGCATCAATTCTTGAAGTAATCGAAGTCGGAAAGAATGTATCATGCCCAACCGGAATCGGAACGGTTCTCGTGTCTACATATTCCTCTGTTCCTGTTACATCAAACACCTGCTGTTTATCGTAAGCATCTGCTGTTTCTGTGGTAGGTGTTTCGAGTTCGTAGACAAGGTAGACACCGGACATGGCGGATTTGAATGCTGAAGCATCACCGCTCATATATGAACTATCACGGATATATATATTATTTGTATTTAAATTAACTCCAATGATTTTGTCTGTCGATGTTCCGTATATTGTTCCTTTCGTATAGTTGGAACAGATAACAGTTCCACCTTTTTTCTTGCCCGTAATTGATGAATTGAAACAATTCAATGCGGAAACTGTTTGTTTTTCCCAAGTCAGTGTTCCAAGATCCACAATCCCGTACTTTCTCGTAACTGTTCCGCTTGGCTCATATTCGTCACCGTCATAGTGCAGTTTCCCGTCTGCAATCTTCGGTATGCCACGCAGTTCAAGGTCGGGTTCGAGCGCATAATTGCCGATGATGTTGTTATTCGCATCACGCATTACATGTGCAGAAGTCTTGACGCTAATGAGTTCACCTGCGTTGTAGGGATAGTAATCATTCGGAAACAGTTTCTTGAACCACGCTACCCCTGCACCTGCGGTTGCTTGTTCAAGGGAATAGATGTAATCAGCGATTGTTGAACCGAACATTTGAGTTAGGTCGAAGACTTGCGGTTGCATTGTTACTGTACCAATATCTGTTCCGCTTAGATTAGCGACTTGTAGCCTCGTGTGAGACGGAATCGTCACAGAATAAGCCTTTATAATGTCATATTCCTTGCCGTAAATTTGTGTGGAGTCCGATGTCCCTGTTTCAGTCGACCTAATACCGGAAAGCCATAGCCCAATAGTTGACAAAGCAGTGCTGTTGTCTCCACGAAGATTCGTAACAACAAGATAAATATGATTCAGCGTAAACTGCTTTGCGTTCGCCGAATAGTTTAGGTTGTTAAAAGTATTGTTCGATGTTGAAGTTCCAGTAAGCGTCCACGAACCATCGTTGTTGTTTGTAAATGTTACTCCGTATACCGTCCTTGATGCCACAGTATGCGGAACGCTCTGATTCCACGCTACAGTGCCGCCGATGATTTTATGCACTGACATGATGTTTCCAACCACGTTCTCACGAGCGGATGATTTGAACAGATACGGTTCAGTATCTTCGATTGATGTTGCTGTTCCGATTGAATCTACTTCATCTTCTAATGAAGTTAAATTGCTATTTAATGTAGAAAGTTCATTGTTCAAATCGGTCTGCTCGGAGAGCTGCCCTGTGATGCTCCCCCACTGTGCGCTTGACTGAGCATCTGCGATACCCTGTTCCATCTTGTTCAGGTTCTCTGCGTTGATGCTCGGTTCTTCGTTATTTACCCACTGAGTTTTTGTATATGCCATAATGTGTCACCCCCCATCAATGTCTGAAACATTGGGTATTCTCCTTTCTGTTTATTTAGATTCTGTTTGGTTAACCTCAACGTTATTTAAGGCATCGGTGATCTGACGCTGCAAGTCCGCCAACATATAATAAACTGTTGTAAGTGGAAGCCCACTATCGTTAATTGCCTTAATAATTGTTTCTTCTGTTTTTTTAGTTGTATCTAACGCATTCATATTTAATACCTCCAATTTACGATGCTTTTGACCAGCCTATATATAATCCGTTTGCGAAATGTAAATTAACAGTTGAGTTATCCCAGTTTTTTACTGCGACATTATCTGTTCCAGTAGGATTTCCACCACTGCCAGCACCTGTTTTATAAGTATTACCGTATTGAACAGTGATTGAACCAGCATTAAAGTGTAATGCACCTGTTGTTACAAGGTCTAAATTTCCGTAACTCGATGCCTGAATCAAGCACTTCTGAGAATTATTAACAAGCGTTTGCACTTTAAATGTGCCGTCCGCATTCATGTATAGTGCCGTTCTAGTGTTACCGCTTGAATCCTTATTTGCAATAGCAAGCGCACCTGAATTATTTTCGGAGTGCATATAAATAGTATTTGCAAGGTTTCCGTTATTATGCATATTCATTAAGTACACATAATTTTGGGTATCTGTTGTAGTACTATACAAAGTTATTGAATTCACCTGAGTTGCCGAAGTGTTACGATTTGACAGTGTTACAGTATTACTATTACTACTACTATTTGAAGACATTGTAAGTGTATTTGCATATTGACTAGAGGTATTATAATTTGACAGTGTTACATTATTAAAATTACTATCGCCATTTGAAGTCATTGTAAATGTATTTGCGTATTGACCGGAAGTGTTATAATTCCAAAATTGAAAATCACTTGTTGTGTTTGCGTTTGAACACTGAATCCAGTTAGACCGAGTTCCACTCATCCAGTTATTTTGAATAAGGATTTGATTCCAATTGCTTCCTGGTTGGTGGTGTAATTTAATAAGATTCATTGCTAAACTAGTTTCAGTTGCCGTTGTGATTTTATTATTATTAAAAGTTATTGTGTTTGTGGTACTGGCAGCACTAAACACGGCTGAATTTGCAGTTCTTCCAGACACTCCGTTAAAATTAAAATTATATAACTGTAATGAGTGTCCAGTACTTGTTGCTTCCAAACGAATCAAACTAGCATTTATATCTTCATTAAGTTTATTATTTACAATAACAGCTTTATTTGAATTGGAATTCGCCGTAAAATCAATGTCGTTTGCACGAACATTACCAAAATAATTATATATTTCAGCACTTGATTCTTCAGAATTATTTGTCAGTATAATATGATTTGCTTGCTCATCATTACTGTCCAAATTTTTGGCTTGAAATTGTCCATTTGTTTCAAAATGAACTTTACCACTACCATCAAAAAGCACACCATCATTTTCATCTGTGGATTTAATTGTTACATTTGAAGTTGCTGAACCAAAGGTCAAATCTAAAGAGGAAGTATCTACAACAACATGTGCAGCCTGAATTGTCGCACCGCTTGTATCAAGATTGATTAAATTAACAATATTCGCACCGGTATAATCAGATTGAGATACTTTTAACGCAATCTGTGAGGAATTTTGTGTAATATTCGATGTGTTTGTGGTAATACGTGCGTCAAATCCACTAATGGTTGATTGAACATTTGTAATAGTGCTGGATAAAGTATCTACCGAATTAACAATCTCGTGTGTCGTATTGTTCAGCGTCATCAGAAGGCGGTTCGTATCCTTGACCTGTTCCCTGTACTCGTATCCGGGCGACACGAAGTTGTCAAAAGCCAAATGCGCTCCGCTGAGTGTCCGCTGAAAAATCGGGGAATCGAACGTTCTTCCGTTAAGCGTTGTAACCTTCGCAACATCTCCGACTTCGACAAACGGCATTGCCATAAACTTGCCCGTAAACGGTCTGTAGTTTACGTGTTTGACCGCATCTAAAATCGCCTGTGCAATCGGACTCCCCGTTTCGTCTGTCAGATTGTAAAGCAGAGGGTTTCCCTGAATGACATAGGTATTCGTTCCGTTTCCAACAATAATTCCGATGTCATTGTCAGAACTCCGAATCTGCAGTTTTGTGACATTCTTTGCGGTGTAATCAGCAACCGTAAGATCGCCAACAATCTGTGGATAATTCCAATCTCCTACACCTGCAGTGTCTTCCTCTCCAAACGCACGGTTTGAAGGTCTCGGATACAGTCCTTCACGAGGATACAAACCGATATGCGGATACAGACCGGAAGGAACAAGAACAGCCGACTTGAGATGGATAACACCCTGCCTGTCAGCCTTGAAGTATCCGGCAACGACCTCTTGCATATATCCGAGCAGTTCTGATGCCTTGATCTGCTGGAAGTATGCATTGCGAGAGGTTAACTGATAATCGTAGTTCGTGAACGTTTCGGGAAGACTGTAAGGAACATTCAGATATCTGAACAGCGCAATTGCAAGGTTCTTAATCGTAATTGGAAACGTAACCGTTGTGTTCCACCAATCATCGATAACCGCATCAAAGGCAAGCATTGTGGAATCAAAGCATGTGCATTTGTACAGATACACTCCGTCAAGCTCTGCGGTATCGACCGTATAAACTCCGAGCGGAATATCTGTGTACACTGTATCGTCACTTGCATCGGTATAAACCCTCTGCTTTGCGACAACACTTGCCCCCTGTAAATCAGAAATGTTCTCGGTAATGTTGAACAGCGTGAACGTGAGCTGATTTTTCTCTACCCTCGACAAATCAAAATTGTCGGAAGTACAGAGACTTTCGACAACAGAAACAGACCCTGACAGGATGTTTCTCGGATTGTATTTGTGAACCACCCCGTCAGTAGTCGTGACAGTAAGGAAAATCTCGGTCTTTGCATTACCGTTAATGTATGCCTGTCTTACTGCTTCAGATACATTCAGCATAATGTTCTCTCCTTACCTTTCGATAATTGCGACTTTGATATCAATCCATTCCGCTTCTCCCTTTCGGAGAGTATACAGATTGTAAGTCAGTGTGCCGGAATAAGCTTCGTTAATGACTCCGCTCGTTCCGTCCTCGTAGTTGTAGTAATAGAACTTGAAGTATTCCTCTGCCTTCAATGCATGCTTGATTAACTGTAACTGCGAATTATTGAGATAGGGCCATTCAAGATCCACTCTCCGCAGTGACCGTCTTGCCTCAATCTTGTGAAGATATCCGGCTTCATCTCGCCATGCATCTAACTGCAAGTCCTCTTCTGTGTAACCGGGTTTGATCTTAGGGACGGGAAGCGTAATCTGCGTCCCGTCCGAAAGTTCAACAGTGAATGTGTTTGCTGGCACTTTATCCGTGAGACCAGCGAAAGGTACAGGATTTGTTCTTGTCATTGGTTTATCCCCCTGTCCTTATCAATAACTCAGCAGCGGACTGCTTCCTGTCCGGCGGGTTTCGGAGTTGATGTTCTTCACAACACTTCCCGAAATCTGTTTGCCATCGAGGTAAACATTCACAGCCTGATTGCCATTGACCATCGCATCTCTTACGGCTTCGTAGACACCCTGTGAGATACCAGCAACGATCTGGTCATTGTTTGCGACCGCTGTACGACCGCCCATAGAGCCGACCATTTCTGGCGAGCCGCCCTCGCGTGCGATGAACAAGGATCCGCTGTCGGGGAATCCACCCTCTGCCCACCATCCGTCAAACTTCGGGAACTGAACGCCCATGATGCCTGTTCCCATTGAGAAGTGTGGCGTAGGAATGTGCGGGAGTTTTACTTCAGGAAGTTTCCAAGAGAAGTTCAGTTTCTGCTTTGCCCTCTCAATCCACTGCCCGATTTTGCTTACGATTCCGCTCCAGCTCGTGTCCGTGTTACGGTTAATGTCGCTCCACTGTCTTGAGATTTCTTTGCTGATGTCTCCGGTTTTGTTGTGGACGATACTGCTGGAACTGCTGAGACTCGTGTTGATCTTCGTCTGCATGTTTCCGAAGTGTCTTCCGGTTGCCGCGGTTGCATCGCTCCCAAATCTATCGATGTCTGTTTGCGCCGTCTGAGTGTGCTTCTTAACAACTTCGTTCAGCCTGTCTCCGTATCTGTCTGCTTTCCCGACAAGGTCTGTATGCATCGCAAACTGAATACCCAAACCAATCGTTGCGCCAATTGCCGCGCCACCCGGTCCACCTACCACAAATCCGATAAGTCCAAGTGTCAACGGATTAAGCAAATTCACGATCTTATCAAGCAATTTGCTGGCTGTTTTGTTGCGATCTTCGAAATCAATATCGCTTATCGGAAGAATAATACCTATGCCAAGTTCAACTGCAGCATTGATTGCGTTTTTGGCGAAAGTAAGCACCTCTTGTCCGACAGCATCCCAATTGATATTTGCAATCATTTCATCGAACTTCATTCTCAGTTTGGTGCCGAGTCCGTACCAATCAATTCCGTCAAGCCACTCGTTCCACTCTGAGAACGCCCCGATGATGTAATCTGAGATGCTCTTTCCGACAAGACCCCAATCGAGCTTTGTAACAAACCCAATGAGTGTGTCGTACAGTGCTGTGATTTTTCTGACCGCAAGTCTGCCAGCGGTTTCGAAATTGATACTCTCAAGACCGCCGTTGATGAAGTCTGCAATCTTAGCACCGATCTGCCTGAAGTCTGTATACTTCATAAAGCCGTAAGCGAACTCAAGACCGTTGTTGATCTTCGTCCCAAGTTCACGCCCCCATTTACGGGTATCGAGACCTGCCACAACCTCATTCAACTTTTCAGCCAGAATCCTTCCAGCCCCTCGCCAATCTCCCTTCTCAATGGCTTCTTTGATCTTGTCCCAAATACCGCCACCAAGTTTTTCGGTTTCGAACATGCTTCCATAATCGAGAGCGTTTCCACCGCCACCACCGCTTCCTTTATCGCCGTGGTTCTTGTCGAGAATCGTCAGCTCGTCAATCTGAGCAAGTCCGAGTTTATGGAGAGCATCGGCAGCCTTGCCTGCACCACTCGATACAGCCTTGGCATACTCCGTAGGATACTTCTTCGCTTTAGTCCAATATCCTGCGCCTGTGAATAGCGCGAATACTCTGTTGATGACATTCAGCAAAGCGACAAACTTATCGATCAGGAAGTCGATTGCTGGAGCAATCGCGTTGATAAGCGGTGCTACCATCGCTCCCAAACTGTTCTTCATGTAGAGCGTTGATGTTGCTATCCTGTCCATGCTCTGGGCAAACTCTCCGTTCG